ATCTTGTATTCTTTTTATAAAAAAGAAATGCATATCTTTAGATGCATTTGTTGAATCTGGTGTTGGGTAAACGTGTATGGTAACTTTATCTATAAATCTCTCCACCCAATACTGATTAGGTGTTCCTTTAGATAATTTGTTTGAGAATCCTGCATAAGTAGATCTATCTACTTTTGTCATCGGACTATCTGATTGTGTTGTCTGAGTTCTATTGGATCTTAACTGTGCCTCAAGAACATCGGATATTCCAAACACGCTTGCTGGATCTGTGGTTGTGGCTGACGTTCCATCATCACTTGATCTAAAAAAATCATAATCTGCCTGACCTTCTATAAGATCTAGATTAGTCGATCCTACTTCCCAATAGTGGATACCTCTATTACCCCATTCTTGAAATAGGATATTAAGAGATCTTCTTGCAGATTTAAGTTGATAACCTGCTACAGAATTTAATCCAATACGTTCGAAAGCATCTTCTATTATCTCTTCGATAGCAAAAGTTTTGTCGAACGTCGCTGTTCCAGAAGTAGTATTAGCCATT